GCGATCGGGCGCGCGACGACCTGTGGCGGCTGGACGCTGCGCTCGCCGCCGTGGCGGGCGATCCGGTGGCGCTCGCGCTCATGGCGGCGCATCTCTGGCGCGCGTGGGATCAGGCATGATCAAGCCCCGCATCCGCGTCCCGGCCGGGCGCGCAGCCGGTGGCCGGGGCGGCGCGCTTGCCGCGCTCGGCGGCGCGCAGCCCTACGACGCCGCGGACACGATGTCCGCCGAGCTGGCCGCCTGGCGGCCTTACCGCGAGCAGCCCGACAGCGAGCTTGGGTGGGCGCGGGGCGAGGTCACAGCCCGCGCCCGCGACCTTGTACGCAACAATGGCCACCTCGCCGGCCACGCGCAGAAGGAGGTAGACGCTGTCCTGGGCGCCGACTTCCGGCCGTCGGCCAAGCCCGGCTGGCGCGCGCTTGGCATCACGCGCGAGCAGGCGCGCGACATCGCCGGGCAGATGGAGACGGCGTGGGACGCTTGGGCGTCCGATCCTCGCCGGCTCGCAGACGTCAGCCGATCGCAGGACTGGGGCGGGATGGCCGGGCTCGCCTACCGCAGCTACCTGATCGACGGCGACGCGCTCGGCGTGCTGCACTTCGAGGATGCGCCCCATCCCGGATGGGGCTGGTCCACGCGTCTGCGTATCGCCGATCCGGATCTGCTGTCCAATCCGCACGACCGTATGGACACGCTGACGATGCGCGGCGGCGTCGAGCTCGACGCGCACGGCGCGGCGGTGGCCTACCATTTCCGCCGCGAGCACCCGGCGGCGATCTGGGGCATTGGTCATGAGTGGGTCCGCGTCGAGCGCGAGACACCTTGGGGCCGGCCGGTGGTGGTGCATCACTACGACAAGCAGCGCGACGGCCAGACGCGCGGCGTCTCGCGCCTCGCGAGCATCGCCGAGTCCGCCAAGATGGGCGACAAGCACCAGCGCGTCGCGCTCCAGCAGTCGGTGCTGTCCGCGATACTCGGGCTTTTCGTCTCGTCGCAGATGGACGGCGAGTCGGTGGCCGAGCTGCTCGACGACGGCAAATTCGCGCAGGGTCAGGGCAAGTATGTGGATTTCTCGGCCGCGCGGATGGGCATCCATTCCGGGCTCGGGCTGACGTTCGGGGGCGTGCGGCTGCCGGTGCTGCCGGTGGGCGACACCATCCAGTCGGTGCAGGCCGCTCAGCCGTCGGCAGCCTACGAGGCATTCGAGGTCTCGGTGCTCCGCCGGATCGCGGCGGGGCTCGGGACGACCTACGAGCAGCTCGCGGCTGACTGGTCCAAGACCAATTACAGCAGCGCCCGCGCGGCGCTCAACGAGATCTGGCGCGGGCTGACCGCGCGCCGGCGACAGTTCGCGACGGCATTTTGCGACCCGGTCAGGATGGCGGTGATGGAGGAGGCCGTCGACGCCGGCCGGGTGATCCTGCCGCGCGGCGCGCCCGATCTGATGGAGGCGCCGGCGCACTGGCTGCGCGCCAAGTGGATCGGCCCAGGCCGCGGTTATGTCGATCCGGTCAAGGAGGCGCAGGCGGCGGCGCTGCGCGCGCAGCTCGGCCTCTCGACCATGGAGGACGAGGCCGCCGAGCTCTCCGGCGCCGATTACGAGGAAAATATTGACCAGATCGCGCGCGAGATCGAGCAGATGCCGCCGGGCGTGCTCCACCCCGCGCAAGAAAAATTCGCGGCGCTGCTCGGCACGGCCGATCAGCAGGGCGCGCCGGCGGGCGCCGGCCCCGGCCAGGACGGAGGCATCCCGGCATGACGCACGACCACGACATCCTCGCCGCGCATCTCGCCCCCGGCGCGATGGCGCTCGCGCCCGGCCGTCGGATGGCCGCATGGGCCTGCGCCCGCGCGACGGATCTCGCGGCGATGCGCGCCAATCGCGCGCTGCTCGGGGCAGACGCCGCCTGGACCGACGACGCGATCGACCTGGCGGCGCGCTCCGACTGGCGCCCGTGGGCGCGGGTTGGCCGCGTCGCCGTCATCCCCGTGCAGGGTATGATCGTGCCCGAGGCCGGGCTCGTCGGCCTGTCAATCGCGACCGGCTGCGCCGAGCTGGTCTGGCAGGTGGAGCTCGCGGTCGCGGACCCGGAGATCGCCGGGATCGGGCTGTGGGTGTCGAGCCATGGCGGCTACGTCGCGGGCGTCGACGACGCCGCCGCCGTGATCCGCGCGGCGCGCGAGGTCAAGCCGGTCGCGGCGGTGGTCGCGGACGCGGCCTACAGCGCCGGCTACTGGCTGGCGTCGGCGGCCGACACGATCAGCGCCGATCGCACCGGCGGCGTCGGGCATATCGGCGTGATCGCCGATCATATCGACGATACCGCGATGCTCGAGCGCATGGGGATCAGGCGCACCCTTGTCTCCGAGGGTGCGCGCAAGGGCGACCGTGACCCTGTGTTGACCGAGGCGGGCCTCGCCGACATGCGCGCGATGGTCGCGTCGCTGCGCGACGTGTTCGCGGAGGCCGTCGCGCTCGGGCGGCGCGGCAATCCGTCAGCCGAGCAGGTGATAGCCACGGAGAGCCGCGCTTTCGAAGGACCGGCCGCGCTGCGCGAGGCGCTCGCGCTCGGGCTGATCGACGCAATCGCATCCCCGCGCGAGGCCATAGCGGCCTTCGCCGGGTTTCTGGGCGACTCGCCCGCCACCGCGGCCTGAAGCCGCCACGAAGGAGACTGACTGAGATGAGGAAATTCACTTTTGCCGCGCTGCTCGGGAGCAACCGCGCGGACATCTTGCCGGACGAGCCCGACCCGAAGTCCATGGACGATGAGGACATCGCGGCGCCCGAGGACGACGTCGCCGCGCCGGGTGAGGACGACGCAGATGGGGTCGCGCCCGAGGACGACGAAGATGGCGGCGCCGACGAGGTGACCGCCGCCGGTCGGCGGGCGTTCCGGCGCGGCGTCGCCGCCGAGCGCGCCCGCGTCTGCGGGATCCTCGACCGGGCGACGCCCGGAACCGTCGCGATGGCCGCCACGGCGATCGCCGCCGGCGTCACCGCCACGCAGGCGCGCGCGATCATGGCGGCTGCCCCCGCCCCCGCGGGACGCCTCGCCGCCGAGATGCGCGGCCGGAGTCCGGCCCCGCTGTCCGTTGTCGCCGCTGATGGCGACGACGGTCCCCAGGCCATCGCGGCACGCATCCTCGCGCACGCGGGCCGCACCAGACAGGAGCGCTGAGCCATGCCCGCATCGATCACGACCGAGACAAGCGACAACAACGGCCTGAGCGGGGGCGACTTCCCGGTTCGCGGCGCTGCCGTGACCATCGCCGCCGGCGCCGACCTGCCGAAGGGGGCGGTGCTCGGGCGCGTCACGGCGAACGGCAAGTACAAGCTGTCCGCTGCCGCCGCTGTCGACGGCAGCCAGGTGCCGAGCGCGATCCTCGGCGACGCCGCCGCCGCCGGTAGCGGCGACGTCAGCGCCGTGGCGTTCTTCGCCGGCGATTTTCGCGCGGACGCGCTGACATTTGGCGCCGGCCACACGGCGGCGACCGTCGAGACCGCGCTGCGGCTCGCGCAGGCGCCGGTGTTCATCAAGACCCTCAGCCCGCTGTAAAGGAGAGATCATCATGCCCACCACCTATTCCACAACGACTTTGGTCGCCGTTCTCGATGGCCTCGCACGCCCACAGACCTTCCTGCTCGACACGTTTTTCCCGGAGTTGGTGCTATTCGACACCAGTGAGGTGGCGTTCGACAAGCTCGATCGCGCGCGGGGCCTGGCGCCATTCGTGTCGCCGAAACTGCCAGGCACTGTGGCGCCGCCGCGGAATTTCCGGACGGACACGCTGACCCCGGCCTATGTCAAGCCCAAGGACGAGGTGGTGCCGGAAAACGTCGTCAGGCGCCTCGCCGGCGAGCGATTCGGCGGCGACCTCTCGCCGGCGGCGAGGCGCGACGCGACCGTCGTTACTCTGCTCGCCGAGCAGCGCCAGACGATCCTCAGGCGCAAGGAGTGGATGGCGTCGTCGGCGCTGCGCACCGGCGCGATCACGGTCGCCGGCCCCGACTATCCGTCCGTCACTGTAGACTTCGACCGCGACGCGGGCCTGACCAAAGCGCTGACGGGGTCCGCCCGCTGGGGAGAGCCCGGCGTCAGTCCGCTGGCCGACATCGAGGCCTGGGCGGACGAGGTCGCCATCGCGTCGGGCGCCATGCCGAAGCAGGTGGTAATGGATCCCAAGGCCTGGTCTCTCGCGCGCGCGGACCCACGGATTGCGGATCTGCTCGACTTTCGTTTCGCGCGTCCGACCGAGGTGCAGACCGGGCCTCTCGCGCGCGGAGAGGATCAGTGGGCGACCAATGTCGGCGCCGTCGGACAGTTCGATTTCTGGGTGTACTCGCAGCATTACACCGACGACTCCGGCGCGCTGGCGAACTTCATGCCGGCGTATAGTGTGATCATCGCCGCCCAGGGCGTCGCGAGCGGCGTCGCGGGATACCAGGCGCACGGCTTCATCCGGGACCCCCACGCCACCTACGCACCGATGGAGTTTTTCCCGCGCAACTGGATCAGCGACGATCCGGCGACCGAATGGGTGATGACGCAGTCGGCGCCGCTGGTGATCCCGGCGCGCCCGAACGCCAGCTTCGCCGCGACGGTGCGGTAATGGCGCGCGTATTGGTCATCGCCCGGGTCACGCTGGCCGCCCGCGACAGGGCGGGCCAGCCGGTGGAGACGGCGCCGGGCGCGACGGCGGAGATCGAGTCGGCGGAGGCGGCGGATCTGATACGGCGCGGCCTCGCGGCGCCTGCGCCCGACGGGCCGCGGAAAGGACGCACTCCGGCGGAGACGGTCGACGGCGGTCCGGAGGACGAGGACGCATGAGTTTCTCCGGCCACGCGAGGGCGGCGCGCGACGTCGCCTTCGGTACGTTCGGCCAGCCGGTGATCATCGACCCGGACGGCGCGGCGGCGCCGCTGCTGGCGATGATCTCGTCGCAGTCGGTGACCGAGACGCTCGGGCCGCTCGAGCTGGTCCAGAACGCCCGGTTTTTCCGATTCCGCGCCGAGGAGGCCCCCGCACGTGGCGCGGTCGTCGCGGTGCTGGTCGAGGCTGGCGGCGCCGAGCTCGACCGCCGCGTGCTCCAGGGCGATCCGAAATTCGTCGACGCCCGCCGGCTGGTCGTCGAGATCGACAGCGCCCCGGCGCCGGGCGCGCCATGAGGCTCGCGCTGGCCATCACCGGCTCGCTCGCGGACCATCTGCGCGCCGAGACCGAGGCAGGCGCCCGCGCCACCGCGGGCGTGATGGCGCGGGTGGCCGAGGGCGCGAAAAAGGATCTGCGCGACCAGACTACCGGATCGGGGCTCGGCCAGCGGCTCGCGCAGGCGTGGCGCTCGGCGTCGTTTCCCGCCGGCGGCCAGCCGAGCCTGTCGGCCGCCGCCCTGATCTGGTCAAAGGCCCCCACACTGCACGCAGCGTTTGCCGAAAATACCGTGATCCGCTCCACCGACGGGTTCTTTCTCGCGATTCCGACCGACGCCGCGCGCGGGCGGTTCCGCGACCGGGCGATCAGCCCGTCGAACTGGCCGTCGCACCGCTTCGGCAAGCTGCGGTTTGTGTTCCGCCGCAACGGCCCGTCGCTGCTGGTGGCCGACGGCCAGCGCCAGCGCACCGGCAAGCGCGGCGGCTTCGCCCGGGCCGGCAAGCGCGCCTCGGCGCTGGGTGAGACCGCGACCGTGATCATGTTCGTGCTCGTGCCGCAAGCCCGGCTGCGCAAGCGCCTCGACCTGAATGTGGTCGAGCGCCGCTGGGGCGACGCGATCCCCGGCATGATCCTGCGCGAGTGGGACGCCGAGGCCGCGCGCGCCGCGGGGAGCGGCCGGTGACGCGCGGCGAGGCGCTGGCGCAGGCGCTGTTCGCGGCGCTGGCGGGCGTCGCCGGGCCGACGCTGCTGCGCGGCGGC